AAATATTTGTGTCTGTGTAAAACCCCCACACTCGTTTTGTTGCGGTGTATAATTATCCATAATCATATAAAGATAAGGGGACAATAATAAATCCTCAACAATTTCTCTATCATTTTGATTTAGGAATCCTGTGTCAAAAGTTGCCACCTCCTCTGCTTGTCCGTAATAAACACTTTGACTCGCATCGTATGATTGTCTATTCCAAACTTTGGAATTTAATGTTTTATAAGATGAATATGTTTTTCTTTTTGGTAAAAAAGATTTGGTATTCTTTTTTGTAAATGTGTATGTGTCCCATACTCCTTGTCTGTTTAAGAATAAAAAATTAAAGGGGTCGTTGAAACATTCTTGACCTACCATTTTATACTGGACTATTTCACTCACTTTACTTGCACCTGTTGGGTCACAAGTTCCCGATGAAAGAAAAATAGCAACATCGCTTTGTTCCAAATAATTAGGATTTTGTTTATAAATTCCGTATGCGATTCTTTGACCTAAATAAGAATAATAAGGTGCCCCTGATGTAAATGATATAGGATAATTTAATGCTGTATCATAATTCATTTGTCCGTTGCCTTGTGATTTTAATAAGTAAGTAATTGAATCCACAACATTTGAGTTATTATACAATGGGTTTTCACTATACATAAAAGGAATAACAATAGGACAATTATAGTAATGTGTTCTAAATCTTGTTTGATTTACCGAACCACCGAACGCAGTCATAGGGATTGTTTCCTTTCCAAATGTTGCCATAAATAAACCATCAAGGTTGAAAGGTGCCACACCAGTATTCATAGCATAGTCATAAACTTTTGTATTATGATAATTAAATTCAGGATTGGTTGTATAATATGGATTGAATGCGGGGTTATTGGAATACCCAACGATTTTATTATCCTGAACGCCAGGATAAATCATAATTCCGTATGGTTGTGTTGCGGCACTTGCGGGGTTTATAGTTTGACCTGTCCAACCTGAATAAACATTATAATTTGTTTCATCAATAATAAGAGTAGATGTATCACCAGAGGTAAATTGAACCCCGTAGATTAAACGATATTCGTTGATGTGGTATATTTCCCCATAACCATCATTGACCCCGTTAAACCCGTTAGAAAAGGCTATTGTGGATGGTCTCGCATTATTGATTGTTGCTTGGTTGGTATTACCTGTTGTGGTAAAACCTGTGTCCAACATTACTTGTGTTAAATAATTTGATGTTTGAGCCGATGGTCCTGCTGGATTATAAACCATTGTAGAGTTTCTTGGGTTTGGTTGTGTGAAATTACGGACGATAGTTTCAACATTAAAAATACAATTACCAAATTCATTTACAGGTATAAGTAATCTTGCTTTTTTTCCTGACCCTTCGTTGCCTTGTTGGTCATTACTATAAGGGTTGGCATAAACATCAACAACTAATCTTATATCCGTATATGCCGAGTAATCATTCAAGGAAACATTCCAAGTATGGTCGCTATGACTTTCACAGACATCAAGTGGTTTTTGTATTATCGTTAGTTCTAAACTCATTTTAAGGTTCTTTTAATATATTATCCATTAGGTTTTCCACATCATTACCTATCGCAACACCTAATTCAGTCAGTTTAACAGCGATATATGGTGGTGGGTTCTCAAATAATTTTTCTAATTTATCTTGTGTTTTATCATAAAACCCTGCAGGTGCTATTCCATATCTAAATATATTTTTTCTTATTGCCAACGCAACACCTAATTTAGGTATGAATTTACCTTTCTTGTTTTTTGGTCTTATATTTCTTAAAGTCATCCACCCTAATAATGCTTGTATAAAAGGAGATGTTCCACCATTACCGCTTCCCACACCTTTTGTTTTACCATACTTTTTACTCGGTTTTATTCCACGATTTACAAGTTCAAAATAATCATTATAAATAAGTTTTAATGCGGGTTGTCCGTCAGCCTGAAAAACTTGATACGCTAAACTATTGTAAAGTGCCCCCGATGCGTATTTATCACCAACACCTTTTGGTTGATTTGGTTTTGATTCCAAACCATAACCAGGAGCATAAGGGTATTGTTTTTTCTTGATTTCATTTTTCATTCTCTCAATAAACAATTTACCCAATTGTTTTAATGCTGACTCTGTAATCGCTAATCTCATTACTAAATTATATTTCTTGAAATTGATTTTTATAAAATAACCCAAGTGTTATTCCTTGAGACCAAGAAGCAGCGTTGGTAGTATAATCAAATGTAGTTGGGAACGCGTCAGCATAGGTTCTATTTGTATAATATTGTGCTTGGTATGGTTGAGACTGATTTAAGGTATAAACGGGTGCCGTATCTACTCTCCAAGTTGAAGGACCACCTTGTTGGGTGCTCCATCTTCCTGTGGTTAGTTGAATAGTGGAGTTTTGACCTGCTAATCTTAAATTCGCGGTAGCACCTATTTTTATCATTATAAAATATACCCCTGTGTATGGAACAATGAAGGGGGTTGTAAAATCTAAACTTTTAAGACCACCAACAGAACAATTTATTTCACCAATTTCAGTCACAAGTTGCCCTGGTGCGAAAGATTGAATACCATTTGAAGTCCAATTACCAGTTCTAATTACTGGTTGGTATAACGCAATTTTAGCGTTAGTAGTTGCCCCTGACCTCACCCAAAAGGTAATACCTCTAAACATTTCCCCCTTGTATAAATAAAATGGAACAGGATAAACATTTGAGTCAGTTGCTGCGGATAATCCAGTGGGGTTTGTATCTATAACTTGACTTGCTGATGATAAGAAAAATCCTGTTGTTCCCGTATTACCATAATCCGCTGCTGTAGTTGCTGAATAAGTTGGTGGAGTCCATCTACCAGGATACTCAAAAATATCATTATAAGTATCTGCGGAAAAATTATTTGAGAATAACCCATCTTGTTTTATTTGTGCCCCTGTATTATTACCTAAACCATCTTGGATATTTTGATAAGATGATGTTATGCCAGTTGTGCTGTCTTGAAGGTTTAATAAACCATCGTATGTGTTTTGGATTGCTTGTCCTGTTAAATTAGACATATTATTTTATATTTTTTTTTAATTTATTACTTGATTAGTTCTACAAACAGAAATACCTGGCGGTAATTCTATTATATTCTCTACTTGTTGTGGTGTTAGACAATTTGTAAGTTGTTCAGTATCTACTTTAACAACATAACCCCAAAATTGTGTATAGGCACTTGAAGAATCCAATGAACACATCGCGGTCGGAGTGTCCCAAGTTATGGTTTCGTCAGCAGGTAATCCCAAACAATCGTTTATTTGATTAACCAAATCTGTTGCCTGTTGTATTTCTCGTTCTGTATATTTAATAAATCCTTTCATATTAAGTTATTCCCCATTTAACTTTTAAGTAGTTTGTTAGGTTCGTTTGTTGTGTTGATGTAAGTTCTTTATCAAACATTATAATCTCACCTATTTCACCATTTATTGATGACCCAAACTCTTCGTTATTTATTATTCTAAATACTGGACTATTTGGTATTGCTCCTGGCCACCCTGTCGTAGTATTAGTATTAGATACGATAGTTTCAGTTTGTGGTAAATTATTTACATTAAAATAATTCACAATAGTTAAGGCTGAATTACTCATATAACCTTGCGCTATGTGTGTTGTATTGAAATCTGTATAACCATCAAACCCTCTCCTATATTCATTTGCCCCTTCAATCTTGTAGTTAGCGTATCTTGATAATTGTCTTTGTGCGTAAAGGTTAGACCAAGAGTTAGCCCCACCAAATGTTCCGTTTTGTTGTAATGGAGCAAATGGACTTGTTCCACCAAATTTTAATACTATAAAAGTATTCCAAGTTGAACCAGTTAGGATAGTTTCGCTCTGTAAAAAATCATTTGATATTGTCACAGCACTCATACCTGTCCCCATCGTTGAAGCAGACCAACTTGGTTGGTTAGCCGCTGTTGTTTGTGAGAACCCTGTGAATGCTGTCCAATTACCCAAATTAGATACTGATGTAATATATTGTCCTGACCTTAAAGTTAAAGTAGATGTATTATTAAAATCTATCCAAATCATTGGATTAAGACTTGATGGACTTATTGGTGTTGCGCTCGGGGTTGGTGTATTTGTTTGTGTTAATGAAACCGTAGGTGTATTTGTTGGGGTTTGCGTTGGTGATGATGTATTAGTAGGTGTAGGAATTGGGAAACAACTATTCCATAAATTCGTATTACTATCCCAATTCGCAATAGTTTCATTCCATATACAAGATGCTGGTGTTTGTGTAGGGGTTGCGGTTAAAGTGGTAGTAGGTGTTTGTGTTTGTGTAGGGGTTTGTGTAGGGGTAGGCGTATTTGTTTGAGTTGATGTTAAAGTAGTTGTGGTTGTAGGGGTTTGTGTATTTGTTGGGGTATTAGTTTGTGTAGGTGTTATGCTCGGAGTAGGTGTGTTAGTATTAGTTGGGGTAGGTGTAGGTGTTGCGGTGGTTGTTGGAGTCACAAATGGTCTAAATGCCGCATTACATCTATCAAGTGGAGACATTACTTTAATCTTTAATATCGCATTCCACCCACCACATAAATCACTATACCTTTCTAAAAACGGAATCATCTCAATTGTTTCATCAAGATAATATTTGGAATTAAAACACCCTAAACTTTCTGTGACTGATAATCTAAATTGTGATATAATATCATCTAATATTTGGTTGGTGTCGCTTAATACATCAACTTGGTTGGCTAAATCCCTATCTATTATATCCATCACAATACAATTAAATTCATATTCCATATACGACGAACCATTTTGTTCTATCCTTTGTTCTGCGTTGGAAGGGACAACATATAGTAATGGAAAAAACGGACTCTCAAATGTAGGGTTGCTTTGTTTTAATCTACTCTCCGTCCAATAAGATAAATCCTCATAGTTTCCAAAACCAAATGAATTTAATTGTTTGTGATAATCAGCCAATAATCTAAAATCATCGTGGAATGTCTTAAAGTTTATTGTGTCGTGATATATTGTTGTTCCTGTAAAGGTATTAAAGGCTGCGGCGCATCTATCAAGTGGTGTTGTGGTGTTTATTTTCATTATCCCGTTCCATCCATTATTCAAGTCGCTATACTCCTCAAAGAACGGAACAAATACCACCGTATCATCAACATAATAATTAAGGTTAAAATTACCATACTTATCACACACCGATAATCTATATTGACTGACCACATCTTGAACCATTTGTAGTGTATCACTAAACACATCCACTTGGTTTGTTAAATCCCTATCCACAATATCCAACATAACACAATTAAATTCCCACTTTTTATATTGTATATTGTTTTCACATCTACCAGGAACAATGTATAGTAATGGAAATATAGGAGACTCAAAAGTGTTATTAGGTTCTTGGTCTCTAATTTGTGTCCAATAACTCAATTGGTCTGTATCACCTAAACCATACGAATTGATTTGTTTGTGATGCTCCACCATATATTGTAGGTCATCCGCAATATTCTTAAAATTGATGTATAAAGGATTACTCATTTAATTTTATTAGTTTTTCTTTTTCTTGAGCAAGGTCTTTAAGGTAAGATAAATGATTGAGACACTGATAAAGGGATAAATTAGAAACGTAATCAAAGTCCCTAACTTTATCTTGGCATAATGTGCTGACTGCTGAATACCAGCCCCAATGAGCCTGAAAACTATTTTTAGTTTCATTATCGTCCATAGCAACCTGCTCTGGGAATAAAGCGTGGTAATCTCTGCGGATAGTTTTGCTGAACTCAACAAAAAAAAAACAGAGCCTTCAAGGTATTTAATCGGTAAATCCTCAAAATCTTTTATTCTTTTTTTAATTTTTGTTTCCCCATATTTTTTTCCCTTCTCTGTGTAGAGGTATGCCGCTAATTCATTTAAGTTTTGTGCTCTGTATGTTTCGTCTTTTGTAAGGAAGGTGTCTATGTCTATAAATTGACCAAAGGTTAAATCACCAATATCTAAAAATTCATATTCAACCCCATTATGTATAAATTCTTTAACGACCTTTTTATCTTGTTGGTTTAAGAAACTTGATACTTGTTTCCCTGCTACAAGAATTTCAGCGGGGTCAGCCGATAGTATTTCTTCTTGTGTAAGTCCTGTGCTTATTTCTAATATTTTAACAAACATTTCTTGTTCGTCTAATATACCCTGTAATTTCATCACATCAGCCCAAACTTTAATGGTTGGTTCTTTGATGGGATATTTCTTTCCTTTGTGTTCTATGAACTGCGTCGTCATATCTATAAATATATTTTTTTGTTTATCACCCTTTAATAAATATAAACCCCTGTGTTTCTGCCTATTTTCATTTCAAGGACATACCTTATACCATCTATTAAGTGATTATCACTATCAACTGGTTCGTCAAGGTTATTATTATTCTTATCTGTTTTCCAAATATAAGAAAATAATTCTTGTTGGAGATTTATACTATCATTATGTATAAATAAATTATTTCTTTTAATTAAATCTATGCCGTGTAATATGGAATTCTTTTTAACAGGTTTTGCGTTTATCCCATTGCGTCTTAATTCCTCTATTGCTTGTGGGTTTGCTGAATCACAAATAAAATCATCTGTATTATTTAACCCTAAATCTTTTATCTTGTAGATGAAATCTGGGATGGTTGTATTACGAAGGTATAATAACTCTTGGCAAAATATATTCTCGTCCATTTTGGACACCTTAACGAGCGTGGAGGGGTCGCTATAACCCCAATCAATACCATACCCTAATAACTTTGCTCCTTGTGGTAAATCTGTATAGTATTGTTGATGTGTAAATACCATTTTGGTTGGGATGCCTTTTTGTCCTAATCCAAATATTCTCCACAGGTTCGGGTCTCTTTGTTTTAATTTTTCAATTTCGTCTATTTGTATTTGTGGTAAAAAGGGATTATCCTTATATGTTGTTATAGTATATTTCACATCGTCCTGTCCTTCAAGGTCATATATCCAACTCTTCCATAATGAAGGGTTCAAGTCCATAACAACCATACCACCCGTTCTTAAAATCAACTGAATATACTCATCATAACTAATTTCTGTTGCCTCGTTGATAAATAAATAATCTCTTTTACGACCACGCAATTTTGTCTCATCATCAACACTGAACCACTCTATAATATTCGTCCCTAATTTATAATAACCATCTCCTGTATGCCAGTCATTACTATCAAACACCTCAAACATTATTAGGATTTCTTTTAAGTCCCTCAACACTGACCCCTTTAATGCGGGTAGTGTTTTACGAACAAGTGATAATGTTTTATTATCCTCGTTTAATAATCTGGATATAAAATAAATTAGTATGTTATATGTTTTGGATGCTCTTGATGAACCCTGAAACACATTTACCCTTTTATCGCTGGTGTGTAATTCCTCAAATACTTTTGTCGTTTGTATTTTAACCATTGTTAGTTTCGTCTTTGCCTCTTAAAATTTCTATTTGAACTCTTGGTTCATTTATTTTTTCACCCGCCGTGGTAATATCCACCTTCTCATTAGGTTTTCCATATACACGATTTAATAATGTTTCAACACTATCAAGGTTTCCTTTTTCAATACTCTTGCGTAATGCTGATGCTATTGTTCTTTCAAGTATCGTTGCTTTTGGATTTTCCCACACCTTCAATAATTCCCCTGCGGTCATACCCACCATCATCTGTATTGTATCATTTATCTCTGCGAGTTTATACCCCTCCACTTTCATAGTGAGGACTGGTTTTTTTGGTCTTCCCTTAGGATTTCCACTCTCTCCAGGTTTCCATCTTGGTTTTATATCTTTATATCCCATAATAGTTGTAATTTAGTTGCTTCTTTCGTTTTTATAAAACTCTTCCAATAGTTTATTTTTGGTTGGTTTAATTTGTTTTAATTCCATTTCGTAATTATCAATTTTATTTAATTCGTCCCAATTAAAATCTTTTTTTCTAATCAGGGGTGTATGAAAATGTGCCTTCCAATCTACGAAGTGATGGGGTCTTCCATAACGCATAATTGCTTTCACATATCCTTCCTCTTTCCATATTTCATCTAACGACATAACCTTTAATATTTTTTTATCGTGTGAGTTATTTACATATAATTCTGTTTGGTTTCCTCCCTCCATCATTTGTGATGTTGATACTTTATCCACCGAGAACGCATTAAACAATATGGAACAATAGTTATTGTGTAGCACTTGAAGACATAAATCCACATCTTCATTATATTTTAATCTCCATCTAAAAGGTAAATCATTATCCATAATCATAGCCGAGTAGCAATGGACATTGAGGTAAAAAGGTTTTTTATCGCTGGCACCAGGAACTACAAATGTTGAATAGTTGAATCCCGCTACACCGATGTTTTCATATCTATCAATAAAATCTTCAAGACATTTAATCGCTATGTTTGGATTTACTGGTATTCTTTTTCCCTTAACAATTCTACGGAACCTCCATATATTATCATCAAATACCCAATGTCTTTTATGTCCTTGTTCTTTGCTATGTTCCCAACAAAAGTTCCTTGCTGGATATGAACCAAGACCTAAGTTCGCAAAGGGTAATTGTAATACATATTCTTCACCGAGTGCTCTACAATAGTCGTCGTATTCTTGTGGCTCAACGACCACCTTAAAATTCATATTAAATTCCTTGAATAATGCGGCGGTGATAGGTTTTTTCCATCTACCTTTTGATACTATGTATATTGGGTATTTATTCATACTTTTTTTGTATCGTATCTTATTCTATCAAATTTATTGGATGTCTTTATTGGTAATTCAGGGTGTAGTGTAAATAATTCTCCTAATCTTTTTGAGCCGTTTTCATCATATAACTCTGTTTGGTTTCCCCCTTCATTTATTCCTGTCGGTGCCATCTTAAACACAAACGAATTAAATAAAATGGTGCATAGTCCAGATTTTAATACTTGTATGGACATATCCGTATCGTGTCCTCCTTTTATTCTCCAACGATAAGGTATATCATTATTCACTAATACACAATTACATATTTGTTGATTTATTCTAAAAGGTTTTTTTTGGAATCCAGCGAATGCGTTGCTACTTGGTCCTGATAATCCTACATTATTATATTTGTCTGTAAATTGTTCTATCAATCCAAGTATTTCATTTGGTGTTTTTTTTATTTCCTTTCCTTTATTAAAAATTGCCAAGTGGTAAAGGTCATCGTCTAATTGCCAGTGTTTCTTTTCTCCTGCTGTTGTTGAATAATCTTTAATCCAATTTCTTGCAGGGTATCCACCAAGTCCCAAGTTGGAAAATGGTAATACCAATAAGTTTTCTTTATTAAAGTTTTTTACATACTCATCGTAATCTTGTGGTTCAATAACAATATAAAATTTTAATCCAGTCTCTTTCAACATCTCTCCTGTGTGGCATTTTGTTGGTCGTCCTTTTGATGGTATGTAAATTGTATATTTAATCATATCGTAGTGAGGTCAAATCCATTTTTGTTTTATATGGAACATTTGTAATCCAAGTCATCTCTGTTTTTCTTTGTATTTCAATTTCTTTTTCGTTCGCAAATGCTTCTCTATCATTTTCATTTTGGAAATGGATTATCAATTTATATGTTTCATCTCTTGGTTGGAATTCTGGCATCCCGACCCACTCTGTTTCATAATTTACCTCATCAAGTCTGCCAACATTACCAAAGTGTAATGTGTCCATACCCCAATCTTGTAATAAACTATTATCCCACCCTTCCGTTAGTGCGTTCCAATCCCACTCACCATAACTGGTATTATCTTTAATGATAAACTCCTTCTGTTCTTCGTCGTTTAAGTTTGATATTGATATAACAGGTATTTCTTTCAATCCAGCCTCTCTACACGCCTTTAATCGTTGATTACCACCCAATACAATCATATCATCATTTACAACTATTGGTCTTATTTCCAACATTTTTGGAAACTCTTTTATACTTTTAACAAGTTTTCTAAATTTTTCATCTTTAATAA